TGTTTTATAAAATCATCATATTGTATTATTTTAAGTTGAGTGTAATAACTTGATAATTGACCTTTTGGGAATCTCATATTGTTTGTGTCTGGTGGCATAATAGATTCTGTCCACCTTTCAAATAATTTTCTTTCATAAAACTGATTACTGCAAATGAATGTTAAGTTTATATCAGCATATGATCTTTGATAAGGTACTTTAAAGATTGGACCATATATCTTAACATCAGCCGTTTGAAATGTTTTTCCTGGTAACTCAGCAGATTCACATTGCAACGCTAAGTATCTTGAAAGAGCTGAAGTTCCTCCAGTAGATCTACCTAATGCTTTATTTACAACATCAGAGATGTCACCAAATACAGAGTTTGGAAAATTGAGTATTTTTTCTATCACAGAATTACCAACCGATTGATTAATATATGGTGGTATCGGTAATATAACCTCAAACCTGGATGGCCTTGCTGGACCATCTTTTCCTTGCATATTTGATAAAAACAAATTAGGTGAAAATGACATTATGTCTCCTTGTTAAGTCTAAGTATTTATGCCAATCCTAAATGTTTTTCTGTTACAAGTTTGAATTCCCAACCACGTTCTTGACAAAATATATCAGCTGCTCGCCATTTTTCTTGATTTACAGCATATGTGGCGGCTTCTTCTAAAAACTTTTTTGTTTTTCTTTTTTGTTTCGGTGGTTTAGTTTGTCTATCAGGTTTAACTTCTAATATAAAAGTTTTTTGTTTTGTCTTTACTATGAAGTCTGGAAAATAACGGTGAACTCTCTGATCAACTGGTGAACGATAACGTATTGGTAATTCTTCCGATGCCCACCACACAACGGCTTCATTCTCATCAAGATATTTCATCATACGAAGTTCCCATGATGAACGATATATGATATTGCCGGAATTACCATTGTATTTTTTAGGGTTTTGTGGTGTAAATCGTCCTTTATAATACGTTTTTTCTCGTTTGGATGTCATAAATAATATGTATTCAACATAAAGGACTACTATGGCACTTTTCGGACTCGGAGATATAAAATTTGATAAAGGCCCTGTTAGATCAGGACCTCTTGCACCACTTACTCAATCAAAATATGAAAAAACAAATTTCAGATATCCACTTGATATAGGTAATGCCGATAAAGGTCATTACATGGTTTTATATATTAAAAAACAAAAGGAAACCAGATTTGGAGGTGAAGGTGAAAGTGATCCCGCTGCCGGTATGCAATCTGAATCTGGTTTTACTGCAGCCGCAAATCAAAATAAACTAATGGGTGGTGGAGCTGCAGCTTTATCTAAAACAGGAGCCGGTAGTAAACTATCAGGTAGTTTAGCAGCTGCTCAAAATTTTGCCACAGGAGTTTCTGCTGGAATTAACTCTGCAGCAGATAAACTTGGTAGTGCCGTGAGTGGTGTAACCGACAAAATATCAGAGGTTGGTGGTAACGTACAAGCAGGTTTGAATAATGTATTTGGTATGAAAAAATTACCTCTCGGAGGTAATTCAGCTGCTCAAAGAAGTGTGATTTCGACAAATATTAAATCAATATCAGCTGATAGGGGTGCAGGTGCAGGAGGTCTGGCAAGGACCGTTTCAGAAACAAAAGCTGCTGTAACACTTTATATGCCAGAAACTTTGATGTTTAATTTTTCACAAAGTTTTCAACAAGCAAATGTAGGTAAAGAGTTGATAGGTCAAGTAGCGGCGGCTACTGGTCTTAACGACCCATCTAAACCTGAGATGAGAAAACCAACAGCAGAATCTGCAGCAAGAATTGCACAAGAAGTTGGGGCCAGAGGAGCAGGTGCATTAACGGGTAGTCCTAGTAGTGCAGCTGTTGGGGCAGCTATACTTGGTAGTGTTGTAAACCCAATGTTAGAAATGGTTTACTCTTCACCAAATTTTAGGTCTTTTCAATTTGATTTTAATTTTTATCCAAGAGATGAAAAAGAGGCTCTTGAAGTGCAAAAGATACTTAAATTATTAATGTTTCATCAAGCACCAGAAATATTAGCTGGCGCACCTGGATTTTTAGTCCCTCCTTCAGAATTTGATATAAAATTTTATTATGCTGGTAAAGAAAATATGAACATACCGGTTATTGCACCAAATGCCGTTCTCACAACAATGGATATAAACTATGCACCACAAGGTGCAAGTTTCTATGAAGTTCCAGGTGAAGTAAGTCCAACATTAGGTGGAACGGGTATGCCATTTGCAGTAAATTTAGTTTTACAATTTCAAGAAACATTATTTCTTACTAAAAGTGATTTTCATGATGAAGATAGTGAAATTAAACCACAAGGACAAAAAGCAAGAAATGATCCAAGTAGGGGCTCTTACTAACAATAGGTAATTAAATGGCAAAATATTTCAGACATTTTCCAAAAACTTTTTATACACCCGATACAGATACGGATGGCTTAGATACAGTCACGAATGTTATTGCTAGATTCAAAATATCGGATGCTTTAGTAGATAATACAAATATGTTCTACCCATATGATGTTCAAGATACTGATACACCAGAAATCATTGCAGATAAAATGTATGGTACCCCAGAAAGACATTGGATTGTTTTATCTCTTAATAAAATAATAGACCCACAATGGGACTGGCCAATGCGACAAGAAAACTTTGTCGAGTATCTAAATAAAAAATATGAAACAGAGGGCACCGGAAATAACACAACAGGTGTAACTTGGGCTTTAGATGAAAGTAATGTTCAGGCTTACTATAAAACAGTAACAAGAACAATTACTGCTGGGGCTTCAAGTAGGGTCTCTCGCAGTAATAGTCAAATAGTAGAGAAACTTGAGATTGATGCTAGTACATATGCTAATGTTGCCATATCAACCGATAATTATACTTTAAAAGATGGTAATAAAGTTATAGAAACAGTAACAAAATCAACTGAAAGTTATTATACATATGAGTTCAATTTGAATGAAGCAAAAAGAACAATTAGAATACTACAACCGGATTTTGCACTTGAATTAGATAAATCATTTAAAAAGGTATTTAGATAATGGCTGAAGAGCTCCGTGACTCGCAACAGTTTCACATTAACGAGTTAGTAATCGTATCAAAAGGTGAATCAATAGATGTAAAAGAAATTTTTTCAGAATTAAATCTGTTTGATTCTTTGTATATGCCTGTAATGAGTGGTAAACTTATAATATCAGATTCTACAGGGTTATCATCAAAACTTTTATTTGATGGTTCAGAGGTTTTATTAATTGATGTATCAAAAGTAGAGGGTTCTGATATAGGGCAATTTAAAAAAGCATTTAGAATATATAAACAGTCTGATCGTATGCCAGCCACAGAGAGAACAGAACAATATGTTTTAAGTTTTGTTTCTGATGAACTTCTTTTTTCAGACCAACAACGTGTAAATCAGTCATACAGAATGACTTATATGGAAATGGTCGAGAGAATAATGATAGACTATTTAAAAATACCACCAAATAACTTAAATGGAGTTTATGAAGAATCAGCCGGTGTTCGTGACATAATAATACCAAATTTAAGACCAATTGAAGCTATACAATGGCTTGCTAAAAAAGCAGTTAATATGGATAACTCTCCTAGTTACATATTTTTTCAAAACTTAATAGGGTATAACTTTATAACTATATCTAAACTTTTGTCTGAACCTGATATTATAGATATTAATTTTAAAACAAAAAATCAAAACGATAGCGCTTCTGCATTATCAGAATTATCTACGGCAAGATCTTTTGAAGTTGTATCACAATCTGATGGAATTAAAAAAACACGAGCTGGGGTAAATGCTGGTACTTTTATTGGATTTGATCCTTTAACTCGTATGATTTCAAGAAAATCTATGTCGTATAGTGACCATTATGACAATATGAAGCACTCAAATGACACACCAAATTTTGCTGCACAAATAAATAAAGATGGCATTTTAAACACGGCCATGTATGATTCAAAAATTGTTTTAGATACATTCAGCACAGCAAGACAATTAAGTCAGTATGTCAAATCACATGATCCAGAATCAATTGCATATGGTTCAAGAACAGAGGATTATGTTTTTCAAAGAAAAGCATTATTTCAAAATTTAGATTCTAAAAAAATCAACATAGTTATGCCCGGTAATTTTCAACTCACAACTGGTTTTAATGTAAATGTAGATGTGCCATTCTTTGGAAGTAAAGAAGAAGGAGATGAAAACAAAGACCCTAGTTTATCTGGTAAATATTTAATTGTAGGATCAAGACATATTATAAAAGGTGATCCTGCGACACATGAAACAGTTATAGAGTGTGCTTCAACATCTTCTGACCAAGAATTTATAACAGAAAGTACATCTTCACAAACCGAAGCATTAGAGTCTTATTAAAATGAAAGAACAAGAACAATTTTTAGGTAGAGAAGGTTTTGTCTGGTGGACTGGTATTATTGAAGATAGACAAGATCCACTTAGACTTGGCCGTTGTAGAGTAAGATGTGTGGGTTGGCACCCAAATGATAAAATGCGTGTACCTACAGCTAGTTTACCATGGGCTCAGTTAATGTTGCCTACAAATAATCCACACCCTTACCCACCTAAAGAGGGTGATATGGTGTTTGGTTTTTTTCTTGATGGAGAAGGTGGCCAAGATCCAGTAATATTAGGGGTTTTTCCAAGTATACCTCTTCAAGAGCCAAATCCCCAGGAAGCATTCAATGACCCCAGGACGCAAGAAGAATTGGATATTGCACCAATCAAACCAACTGGTGCACCTTATGATGATGATGGTAAACCAACTAAAGTTGTACCTGCAAATGCAACTGCAAATAATTATCCTAGAAATTTAGATGAACCAACGACTTCAAGACTTGCAAGAAATGAAACAGCAAATACAGAATCGGCTGTATTATTTAAATTAGGTAGAATAGAGGCCAATAATACATCATCAGTTGAACCAGTACCTTCATATAATGCAACATACCCATATAATAAAGTGTATGAATCTGAGTCTGGTCATGTCATGGAGTTTGATGATACAAGGGATAACGAAAGAATACATCTATACCACCGTGCAGGTTCGTACATGGAGTTCAATCCTAATGGTGATAGAGTAGAAAGAATACAGAGAGATAAGTTTACTGTGGTCGTCAAGGACGAGTCTGTATTAATACAAGGAGATGTAAACATTCAAGTAGATGGCGACTATAATTTAAATGTAACAGGTGATGTAAAAATAAACGGACAAACAATCAATCTTAACAATGGATCTAAAGGAGCTGCAAGAATTGATGATACAGTTGCAGACGTTGACCCAATAGGAGATGGTACAATATCTTCTGGTTCCGGTACTGTTAAGATTGGAGATTAGGTATAAATAGAAGATGGCAGAAATAACAATAAAAAACGAAAGATCGTTTACAGATTTAGATTTGAATTTTAATATACATCCTACTACAAAGGATATTAATAAATTCAAAAATGAAAACGCTGTAATTAACTCAGATAAAAATTTAGTTTTAACAAGTAACTATGAGAGGCTTTTTCAACCACAAATAGGGTCTGGTTTAAAACGACTTCTCTTTGAACAGGTGGATAATGTTACAGCAGCTTTACTTGAGAGAGAGATTTCAGAAACTATAACGAATTTTGAACCTAGAGTTGACTTGAAAGATGTTATAGCCTCTGGTTTTCCAGATGAAAATGGTTATAAAGTAGAGATAACTTTCTTTTTAGTTAACAATCCTAGCCCAATTACAGTAGATTTCTTTTTAGAGAGAGTAAGATAAATGGCAGACCGACTTAGAGTAACAGAACTTGATTTTGATTCAATCAAAACGAATTTAAGATCATTTCTACAACAACAAAAAGAATTTTCAGATTACGATTTTAGTGGTTCTGGTTTATCAATTCTTTTAGATATATTGGCCTATAATACACATTATAATGCTTATTATCTAAACATGGTTGCAAATGAATCATTTTTAGATACCGCTTTGCTTCGTGAATCTACTGTATCACACGCCAAAACATTAGGTTACACCCCACATTCTAAAAGATCACCCACAGCAACAATCACACTTACAGCAAATTCTGCCACAACAACTGTTGGTAGTTTAACACTACCTGAGGGTTTTTCATTTTTATCAGACCAAATAGATGGTAAGTCATATAATTTTGTTTCTCTAAATGATGTAGTTGTAACAAAGACCAATCAACAATATGTTTTTACTGATTTATCTATAAATGAAGGTCAATTGATTACTAATCAGTTTGTATATTCAGAATCAAGTAATCCAAAACAATTGTTTACATTACCAGATAAAGAGATAGATAGCACAACAATTAAAGTTGTTGTTCAACCTAATATAGCAAATACAGCCACTAAGATTTTTAATAAAGTAACAGATATATTAGATGTTGATGGTACATCAGAGGTTTTCTTTGTTCAAGAGAATAGAGATGGTAACTATGAAATATATTTTGGTAATGGTAGTGTAGGTAAAAAATTAAATGATGGATCAGTTCTAAGTGTGACTTACTTAGTTACAAATGGAATAGCTTCTAATAAAGCAAACAATTTTGTTCAGAAAACATCACTTACTGATTCAAATGGTGATGGTGTTACAGTAACGATTAATCCAACTGGAGCTGCATCAGGTGGTTCTGATAAAGAATCAGTAGATTCTATAAAGTTTACAGCACCAAATCAATTCACATCTCAAAATAGGTTTATCACTAAAAAAGATTATGAAACATCTATTTTAAAAGATGTGCCTAGTGTAGAATCGGTTTCTGTTTGGGGTGGTGAAGATAACGTGCCTATTGTTTATGGTAAAGTATTTATAGCACTTAAAGCAAAAGATAATTTTTTCATATCAGAGGCAGAAAAAACAAGAATTATAGACAAGATTTTAAAACCAAAAGCTATCATTGGGGCTCAAATTGAAATTGTTGAACCAAGTATTACACATATTCTCGTAAATACAAATGTCTTATTTGATAGAAGAAAAACCACACAAACAGAAACGGGTTTTAAAGAATCTATTAAGTTGTCAATATTAACATATAACTCAACTAACTTAAATAGATTTAATAGTAATTTTTCAGCTTCTAAATTATCTAAAGCAATAGACGATACAGATAGAAATGCAATATTAGGTTCGGAAACAAATGTTAGATTACAAAAAAGAATAAAACCAACGATTGGTTTAGGAACTTATACAATTGATTTTGGTGAAAGGTTAAAAAGAGGTACGGCAGAGGAAAAACTTACTACAACTGAATTTATTGGATTTGATAATACTGGTGTTGCAAGGTCTGTATCTTTTGAAGAAGTGCCACAGTCATCAACTGGTGTTTCTCGAATAACAATTGAAAATCCTGGAATAGGGTTTACAGAGGCACCTACTGTAACAATTACAGGTGATGGTGTTGGTGCAAAAGCTATTGCAACTGTAAGTCAAGGCGGCCTTACTTCTATTGAAATTACAGATAGAGGTGTTGATTATACAACAGCAACAGTTACACTTTCTGGAGGAAATGGTATAGGTGCCGAAGCAACAGCTATTGTTGATGCTAGAAATGGTACAATAAGAACAATCTTTTTCGACATCAATGGTAATAGACAAATCATTAATGAAAATATAGGTGAAATAGATTATGAAATCGGTAGAATATCCATTAACAGTATAAACATTTCTAGTGTCGATACCGCTGATGGTCTTATAAGATTCACAGTCGGTTCTGAAGCTGGTGTTGTAGAATCAACCAGAGATAATATTGTTGCAATAGATCCTGAAGATCCTTTAGCAATAGTAACAACTCTTGAGGCAGTTGAAGATTAAATGGGAAAAACATACGACATTATTCCATCTTCATTAAAAACTTCACTACTTGTAAATAGACAAGTACCAGAGTTTGTTCGTGAAGAACATCCACTCTTCATTTCATTTTTGGAGGCTTATTATGAGTTTCTTGAAAATGAACAAGGTGTTCAAAATAATGATCTTACAAAGACATCAAAAGATTTAAGGTATCTTC